GCTGTGCAAATGACCCGTAATGATGTTTTTTCCTGACCAGATAGCGTTGTTGTGAGTGGCATGGATACCACCTTTAAAACGATGCTTAACAATTGTTCCTTCATTGATCCACACTGACCAGCATGGCTCCCAATCTGGGAAATGGTCTTTGAGAGTGAAGCCTTTAACGTGTTCGTATTGCGGCGCGTTGGCAGCCAAGAAGGTTTCAAACCGGGCATCGTGATTGCCCAAGGGCCACATCAGCTTGACGTTGTGACGAGCTTTTTTGGCGGTTTCCTCGATCTCGCCCATACAGATCGTACAAGCCTTGAGTTCTTCTATGACGCTTGGCGCTTTAGCCCAGCCAATTCGCGGATGACGAGAAATGCCAGCCCCGTCAAAAATGTCACCGTTGGCGATCACTGCATTGGGTTTGAGTTCTTTTATGGCCCACAACAAACCTTTAAAAGCTGTGCTGTAAATCCCAGGCCAGAAGTGTGCATCACTAAACACAATCACTGTGCCGTTTAGGATGCCAAGGTTCTTTTGCTGCGGATGAACGTGAGCTATTTGAAGATGCTTATATTGCTCTTTGTCTTGCGGAGCTTTAATAGCAATCTTCAATTTGTGTTCAATCTTTCTACGCCGCCTGTTAAGACCGGATTCACTTACGCCCAATACTTTACTGGCCTCTCGGATTGAGGAGCTGTTTTCAATTGCGCTAATCACCTGCTGGTCGGTATTGCCCATTACAACTTCTTTCGCCAATAAAGGGTATCTTTGCAACCCCACGGATTAGAAGGTTCAAACATTTTGAACCCACATGAAATCAGACTGTTAGCAGACGCAGGGTTAAGACGGGTATCAGTTACAAGCCATTTCCACCCAAGAGCTTTTGCTTGTCGGATTCGGACGTAAATAAACTTCTTCTGTAATCCCTGTCCACGAGCAGAAGGAACAACACCTGCCCTGCACAGATAACCGCAATCGGTCCAAGACACACTGCGAACAAGCCCCGCAAAACCAATATCCATGCCATTCTTAGTAGCAACCCACCAGCATCCATAATTTGTGTCATACGGCCTGTCATACGGCAAACAAATCTTTTGAAGTGCCGACAACTTGTTTTGAATGGATTGTTTGCGAATGTCTACACGCTTTAGCATGATCGCATTAGACGGCGACAGTAAGAACCTTTTGTGACAATTCCAGACCTTTTTGATTTACTTCTTTAACACGGCGCTCCCAACCTTTGCCAAAAGTGCCCCAGGTTGGAAGTGCTTTAAGGTAATCCAAGCGGTGATTGCAGTAATCATTGATGAGCTGTTTTGAGTCTTTACTTTTTACTGCTTGTAAAGTTCCACGGCCAATTGCGCCGTCAACAGTTGCGCCTACACAAGACTGCAACCACTTAGCGGCGCGGCCCGGACCTGAATTGATTGCTGCATCAAACACAACATAATCAATGCCCATAGGCATATCATCAGCGCAAACTTTGTCCCAATATTTGGTCTTGTATAGCGGCATGACATCAATTACTGTCAAACCCCGCATAGTTTTTTCATCAACAGGCTTGCCGCAATATTCTTCCCATGTTGCTTTAGTGCAACCAAAGTTAGTCATTCCGCCTGGGTCTTTTGGATTGTTTACAAAACCGCCCTCATGGACAAGGACGGCTTGCAAAGATTCAATGTAATTTGCTCTCATATCAGTGTTTGTGTGAGTTACCAAAATAATAAGACAAGATCAGCATATTGGCCGCATCCAGTGAGCCGAGCATGCGAATGACGATCTCGCGCATGGGGTCAGGAATTGCGCTGTTGAGCAACATAATGTTAACCATACCCCACAGAACAAACATGCCGATTGCAAGGGTTGGTGTGACCATTTTGCTGTACCAAGGTGCTGTTGCACTGGTTGCAATTTCGGATTCGCGCTTGCGTGCGCTGTCACGGTCGGCGGCGTCCAGCTTTGCGTATTCCAGTTCCATTTCAGCCAGCTTTTGCGCGGCCTGTGGGTCGCCAACGATGGCTTTGGCTACTGCTTCCACGCTGTCGGCAACACCAAATTTGCCAGCAATAGCAGACACAGCAGCACCACCCAGAGGACCAGCAACAATGGTAGCCAGAGTAGGTGCAGCGCCCTTGAGGAGAGCAAGCAATTCATCCATATCAGCCTTTCATTTTGTACACAATAAATTCAAACGTGGCCCACCCAATGAACCCTGCTGCCAAGCATGAAGCAAAACCAACAAACAGGATGTTTAGCATTTCCGCCATCTGTTCACGCTTTTTCTTTTTATCGGCCTCTGCCTCGCGTTCTTCGCGTTTGCGGTTGGCAATGATGAGGTTGTATTCCGCTTGGATAGCTTCCCAAACATCGCCCTGGCCTGAGTAAATTAACTGCTCTTTGAGTTTTTTCTCAGCGTCCCGCAAGGCTTTGGCCTGCATAACGGTATCAAGGGCTTGGCCCATGTCTGAGCGTTTCTTGCCTTTATCTTCCGTCGCGGCCTTGGCAACGGTGTCGCGCATCTCGAAAAACTTAATCAGATCACCGCTGCACTCTTGCAAATCCTTGCCCATTTGGATGGCTTCTTGGACCCCGGCAATAGTGCTTTTCGCAAGGGCAAACGCAGCACTGATTGTTATGGGGTCCAACATTACTTATCTACTTTAGCGTCAAGTTTGTCAAAAATCTTGCCAAGCATTTCTTTAATGTCATCAATGTCTCGGCGGTAATCATCTTTGGAGACATACGTAGTGGGCAATGCCCTTACATCCAGATCTAAACGCTCAATGGCCTTGGTGATGTTGTTCAGCACCCAGCCGCCAAAAAAAGCAGCCAAGCCAAGGGCAATGTTGAAAAGTTGTTGGGTTTCCATTATTGTGCCAATGCGTTTTTATTTTCGGATTGAGGGAAAAGCGCGTTAATTGCGGCGGGAGTACGCAACCCTGCGGATACAGCTTGACCAACTTTTTTAAACGGCGCGGCCATTTTTTGTCCTTTTGTTTCGCGTGCCAATGCTTTTTCCATTGCAGCAGCCGCAGCCGCAGGATCAAGCATTTCAGTAGCTAATTCTATTGCCAATTTTTGATCTAACTTACCTTGCAGACGTCGCATTATGTCGTTTGCAACACTGGTTACAGTGCTAATCAAACTAGGCGCACGTAAACTGCCCAACACGGCGGTTCCAGCCAAACCAACATTGGGCCCAGCACCTCGGGCGGCTTTGGCTTGCTGCTCGGTCAACTTGGCGCGAGCAAGATCCGATCGAACGGACTCAATAGCTGCAATTTGATCAGGTTCTAAAATCTGGCTTAATTTTTCAAAGCGCGTTTGTCCTGTTGCTGTTTTAAGAGTAGCGGGAGCGTTTTCCAATGCTCCAGCAAAACCAGCAGCGCGAAGTCCAGCAGTTTCTTCACCTAGTGCAGGTTTGAGCTTGCCTTCCAAATATTGACCCACCTGCATTTGGTTGATCGGTTTGCTTTGTTCAGCAAAAGTCTCGCGAGCCACGCGATAATCGGGCGCTTTTTCTTCAGCCCAAGAAAGAAACTGTTTGCGAGTATTGCCAATTGCTTTGGCTTCTGACGCGCCAATACCAAACCGTTCAGGGTTATTAATTAGATCGTCAAACGCCATTTTCATGTCGTGAAGACTACTACCAGGATATTTAGCCGTTTGAGCAGGCGTTGTGGTCACGCCAAGCGGCATGCCTTCAGCGTTCAAAATAGTAGATGGCGTAATTGTTTCAGGAATTGTTTTGCCAATTTGAAATGGCCGACCTTTTTCTGCCGCCAATTCACTTGCGCGCGCCAACACTTTGTCCATTGACGGGCGGTCAAGCAGTGATGTAAAAGTTTTGTCCGCAGCTACCAGCGCCTGATCGGCAATACCGTACAAATTTTGCGCGGTTGTTTTGCGGATATTTTCGGCGGCTGTCAATGTAGCTGGAGTGCCCCCAACAGTTTGAATCTGTCCCAACTGCGCCGCTTTTTGCGCTTCGCCACGCTCAAAATATTCAGTAGGCAAAGTTTTAGCTGCTGATTCGCCCATAGCCGCAAAACGAGTTGCGCCAACTGGGGCTGCGGCTTGTGCAGCCGTAGGTAAACTACCGGGCACAATTTCTGTTTGTCCTCTTAGCGCATT